AACCATCGGCTCATAATGAATGGTTGAGTCGAGATGGTCAACATCTTGATGGAGTACTTCAAACCGTTGTTGGTGTTGGCAAGAATCCTCAACCGATTCCATCTCATAAGCTCCTGCTTCTCACATTGAATCGAACAGGTTCAAACTTTGAAGGAGTCGGAATGCTTCGGCCGGTTTGGTGGTGGTGGAAGACAAAGCAACGAGTTTCAAATATGATGTGCGTCGGTTTGGATCGTTGGGCCATACCGACCCCCAAAGTGACAATAGATCGATCAGTCGCAGAGCTCCAAGGTTTAACTGATGGGGATATCGACTCAATGATTGACGAAGCTGAAGCACAAGCTCAAGCTTTTCTTTCATCAGAACAATCCTATCTCGTTGAGAATGCTGCTGTAAAGTTTGATACTTATTCACCTACTCCATATCTTTATTCGCAAGGCCCGCTCGACATCATCAAAGAATGCGATAATCAAATCTCTCAAGCCTTCCTTGCTCAATTTGCTAATCTTGGAATTAGTGACAGCGGTTCGAGGTCGGTCGGAGAAGTTCATCTTTCTGTATTTAGAAGATCAGCGATTAATCTTTGCGACGTTGTCGCAGGTCAAGTCAGTGGCCCGGATCGACGAGGTGGAGGAACCATTGGTCGATTGATTCATTTTAATTATGGAGTGGTCGATCCTTCCAAGCTTCCAAGGCTGACACATGCCGGACTTGATACTGATGATCTTGCGAATAGTCTTGGTATGCTCGGGCCGCTTGTTCAGTTTGGATTGTTAACACCAGACGACGAACTTGAAAGAGCGATTCGAGAAAGACTCGGAGCCGGTGATCTTCCTGAAGATGCACAGCGTTCAGCTTTGGAAAGAGCAGCAAGTTCAAACTCAAATAAAGGATCTGCTTTATTAGCTGAACAATTAATCAAAGCGAGAAGACGCAATGGTTAAAAGAACTAAAGCTCAAACGCCGGCACCTCCCAAGGATAGAATCAAAGGATCAAAGAAGAATCCCAAAGATTCAGCCAGTGGATCGAGAGGTTCCATTGATGTTAGTAAGTCCACGGAAAAAGCTCTCGTCAATCTTCGCAATAAGCATAATGATAGATATAAGTCACCTAAAAAAAGGGTTGATCTTGGAATGCTCAAAGCAGTCTATCGAAGAGGATCAGGAGCATATTCAGTCTCTCATCGGCCTAACGTAAGCAGTCGAGAACAATGGGCACTTGGTAGAGTCAAAGCCTTCTTGAAGTTGGTTGCAACCGGTGAACGGAAAAAAGCATATACAGGAGATCTTGATCTTCTTCCAAAAGGTCATCCTCAAAAGAGTGATTCAAAAGCTGAAGCGATGGCTTTATCTATTCCTCAAAAATATTCACACATATCATTCAAGCCCCCCGAAGGAGCGAAGAATGCCGCTGCAAGATCTCTCAAGAAAAGAGCAGAGAAGCCACCAAGCCAAAGAGGTATGACTCCTGTCGGTTTGGCTCGAGCTCGAGATCTTGCAAATGGTCGAGAGCTATCCCCCGAAACAGTGCGACGAATGTTGGCATACTTCACAAGACATGAAGTTGACAAGCAGGGTTCGACTTGGGACGAGTACGGCAAAGGCCGTCAAGCGTGGGACGGTTGGGGCGGTGATGCCGGTTTTTCTTTCGCTCGAAAGGTAGTTAAACAAATGAATACTGCTGATAACAAGACAACACTGAGAGCATATGGTGAAGCAATCCAACTCTCAGAGTCCAACGGATATGATGTTCCTGAAGGACTTACAGTTGGCAAGCCATTTAAAACTTTATCACTTGGACAAGTATCATCTCGAATGAGTGGTGATGCAATCGGAAAAGAGATCAATCAAGATCTTATCACTGAGTTAGTTCGAGTATTTAAAGAACGACGAGATCATGATCCAGTCATCATCGACTGGCAACATGCAACGTCACCATTTCAAAGCGGCTCACCTGCTCCCCCCGATTCGGGTTCAGCTCTTGGAATGATAATCGATCTCGAAATGAAAGACGACGGCTTATATGCAATACCTGCTTATAACGAGCGAGGTCTTGAAGTCGTCAAGAATGCAGGAGGTGTCCTTTGGTCATCTCCCGAATATATTCATGGAGAGATCTTTTCGAGAGATGAAGGACAAAAGGTTGGAGATGCTCAACTTCTTGCAATCACTCTCACACCACGCCCGGCACAATCACATAACAAAATTGATCGAATTACACTTTCAGAGGAGTCAATGATGGATGATCAAATCAATGAATTAAAAGCAGCTTTAGAAGCTAAAGACGCAATGGTCAAAGAGCTTGAAGACAAGATCAAAGAGATGATGGAAGACAAAGATTCCTCATTGACTGAAGATCAAGAAATGTCTGAGCAAGATGACAAAGAGAAGTTAGCTGAAGAAGACGACAAAGAAGAATTAGCTGAAGACGAAGACAAAGAGAAAATGATGGAGGATGAAGAAGAAAAGAAGCAAAAACTTTCTGAGTCATTCTCTCAAGATGTATCTTTGTTAAATGAAGTCGTTGCTCTTCGTGAGTCTGTCAAAAAACTTGAAGCTGAAAACAATAAAATCAAGTGTGATGATGCGATCAGTTCACTTTTGAGAGAAGGTAAGATCTCTCCTGCTGAACAAGACATTGCTTCAAAAGCTTGGAATATTAAAGAACTACAACCAGAGTTCTGGTCTATGTTCAATGAACGTCCTTCAAACTCTAGCGTTCCCTTCAATGAAGTTGGACATGGAGCCAGTGGTCAAGAGATTAGCAAAAAGTCTCTTGATCAAAAAGTTCGTGCTTTAGCTGAAGAGAAGTCAATCAACTATAGTGATGCTCTAAATTTATTTAGAGAACAACAACCCGATTTTTACCGTCAAGCATTTGGAGGATAACTCATGGCTGACACACAAATTATTCAATCATTTATCGCAGCAGGCGCAATCACTGAGTTTGCTCTTGTTTCACTTGATGTCAATGGCAAGATTGCAGTGACTACGGCAGGTAACGACGTTACTTGCGTAGGCGTTGCGCAGCGTGCGTGTAGTGCTGGCGATGCTGTCGACGTTGTAGTTTATGGACTTACTCGAGTCATTGCAGGTGGAGCAATTGCACCGGCAACCGAGCCTCGCTTGTCAGCTCATACTGGTGGAACAGTGACAGCAGCTTCAGCAACTCGATATCCTGTTGCTCGTATTATTCCAAATATCAATCAAACTTCTGCATCAACAAACGATCAAATCCTTGTGTTATTTGTTGGCCCAACTGTAATCCACGCTTAAGGAGTGACTCATGGCTAGTTCATATAATAATATTCATCCAGTCGATCAGATCTTAACGAGTCTTGTCTCTGAGGTTGTGCCTTCCGATAGTCAACTCATTGCAAACGAGATCTTTGAAAATGTAAAGATTCCAGAAAGAAGTGGCACGTTCTTACTTGAGAATAGTCGTAACTTTATGGGAGCAGGTGTTGGGCTTGATCTTGAAAGAGCTCCTGGTGCAGGTCGTACAAACATCGGAAGTTTTGATCGAACATCTTCAACATTCAAAGCATTGATTTATTCTGCACAAGATTCAATCGCAATGGAAGACATCATCGACAGTCAATATCCTGGTGGCGAAGAAGCTCGTATCGTTCGTAAAGTTCGTCGTGCAATGATGCTCGCTAAAGAGAAAAGAGCCGCTGATTTAATCTTTGATACTACTTCATTCTCAAATGATACTTGTACCAATGTTATGGGTGGTAAAATTGATGCAGCAGGAACCGACGGATTAACAGGTCTTGACAAATTGAAGGATCTTCTTTTTGCGGCGGCTCATGGTATCAATCCCGATACATTAATCTTCGGTCGTGGCGTGTTCCGTTCGTTAGCTCGTAATCCTGAAGTTCGTGGATATGCAGGCGACTTCAGCGGTGCAGGTGTTGCGAGTGGTAATCGCATCTTGACTGAAGAAGCGACAAAAGAAGTTCTTCGAAACATCCTTGGAATTCCTAACATCTATGTTGGCGAAGCTCGTCGTGAAACTGCTGTGCCTGGTGCGACTTCAAGTGAAGCTCAAATCTGGAACACTGAGACAATCTTCTGTGGTATCATGAAGGGTTCCGATGCAATCGTTCAAAAGAGTGGTAATGTAAAAGGAATGCCTGTTGCTGCTTTGAATTTCGATTTCGGTGGAATGCAAGCAGGTCAATATGACAGCCTTGATGCGACTCGTCGATATGTATATGCTGAAGAAGTTCAACAATTCAAAGCGATTGATTCAACTCTTGGATACATTCTGACAGACTGTTTAGTATAAGGCTGATATGTGCGACAATCAAATCACACTACTCGCAGAAAAGGACGCTGATCAATTAGCAGTCCAAGACCTTGAGAAGCAACTCAAGAATCAGAGTGGTGATGTCGCACGAATTACAAAAGCAAAGATCAACGAGTTAAAGACTCAGATCAAAGCAGAGAAATCAATGAAATCAGTCCTCGATTTATCGAGGACTAGATTTATAAAAACACTTGAGACAGCAGTTCGAGCCAGTGATCCATTGACAATACTTTCTCTTGATAGAGAACAGTTGATTGACTTTGTGATTCGTGGAGGTTTTGATTTATCAATTGATGAATTTATTGAACAAGCTGATTTAATATCTCAAGCCGTCGAGAAGACGACAAGGATTGTTCAACCCGATCTCGGATTGAGTGCAATTCAACAACAACTTGACATCATGCAAACATCAGCAGTCGAGACTTTATTTGATGGTGTTATAATCCCAAATGTGACAAGTGGTGTCAGAGAGTCACTCGTCGCAATGACTGTCGACGTTCCGATCAAGCAATCAATGTCTTCATTATCTCAAAAGATGCAATCAGCGACAGGAAGACAATTGACTGAAGTCAACACAAAGCTGTCAATGTATGGACGAGGCGTGACTGCTGCCATGGCTGAAGAAGCAGGGTTGAGTTATTATTTATATACAGGGCCTCAAGATGGAATCACTCGCAAGTTTTGTCGTCCTCTTGTTGACAAAGTAGTGAGTGACTCCCAAATGAAGAAGCTCAATAACAAACAGGGGTTGTCGGTTAAGACCGCAGGGGGTGGATATAATTGTCGTCATTCTTGGAGTCCTGTCAGTGAAGGATTTATGATGGCAGCAGGACTCGACAAGGCAACCACCAAAGACATATCCAAAGCAAATGCAGGAGCAAAGAGATGATAAGAAAACTTACAACAGGTCAAGACCATTCCTTTGAGTGGAACTCTCCAACTCCTTTAAGTGCCACACCTTCAATCACCTTCAAAGTATCAAGTGACATTACAACTAACTTGACGCATTCAAGAACAGACATCTCGGTGACTGCTATTGCTAACGATCGAAGGACTTTGACGATTGCAAGTTCTGATTCTCTTGAAAGAGATCAAGTCTTTGCATTCCTTAAAACTAATGGTGATACCTGGTACTCGATAAAGATTGTTCGTATTGTTGGAACAACTGCAATTCTTGCCGAACCTTTACCACGTGAGATTGACTTGACAACGAGCGCAACGATTGAGTTTGCGATGTGGTATATCACAGCATCTTCAGCGAATGTCACGGCGACGAGTGGAACTTTCCAATACTTAATTTCATACTCGTCAGACCGTGGACAAAACAATGTATCCAAGTTGGACAAGGGAGTGATCAAAGTTACTCCTCGACCTTTCGATACAAGTCTCGATCATGATTCTTTTGTGAATCGCTTTGCTCCACTTGCTGACATGATACCAAGAAGACAATCAGACTTTGCTCCACAAATCAAAGCATCACTTGACGAATTATCATTAATGCTGAGAGATCGATTGTCTTCTTCGAATGTGACTGAAGATGAGATCTTTAATGCTGAAGCATTCGAGCTATGTCATGCATATTGTACAGCAGCGAGAATCTATGAAATGAATCTTCAGCTTGATGCAGCCGACGCAATGAGGGCTCGTTGTCTTGAGTTAATGGACTTAGCACTTCGATCAGTTGATCTTGATCTCGATGGAGATGGAGTCATCGATGATGGTGAGATTGATCTTGAAAAGCAAGGGGGGAAGTCAACGGACTTTCGTGCAAGTTGGAAAGGTTACAACAAGACAGAGTATGACAAGGACTTCACTCCATCGCGATCGATGAGGCATTAATGTCAGTCAAGCTCAAGTTGAATCTTCCTCAAAATGTATGGTCTGCAAAAGACACAAAGACCATTGCATTGAATACCGTTGCAACTGTCAAGCGTCGCACAATGAAGGGCTTGTCTTCTAATGGTGGAAAGTTCAAGGAGTATTCAAGAGAACCAATGTATGTTGCTTTTAAAGGTGCTCGACTTAAGCCCAAAGGAGGAACGAGGGTTTCTCGAACTGGTAAGTCGATTTATTACGCCGGCGGGTATCAACAATATAAGCATGATTCACGATCAAGAAGCGGGGGTCGTGGCAAAACTGCTGAAGTTGATCTTATTCTAAGTGGTCAGCTCATGAATAATCTTGTTGTACTTGAAGCAACTGACACTCGTTTTAGAATCGGATTGACAAAGCATGTTCAACATTATGGATATGAAGTTCATAAAGTCAGACCATTCATCGGATTGACTGATAATGAAATCAATATCCTGGTCAATGCCGTTGCTTTTGATATCTCAAAGAAGTTAGGTAGGAAAGTATGAGTCGAGGAATCTTTAAAGGTTTAATGAAGATCAAAGACATGATTGAAGCCATTGAACCGAAGACAGACATACACCAAGGCTTTGTCTGCATTAATGATGGAACAGGTCTTGTATCTCCATTGAATACAAGATTTCAAAGTCAAAGACAATTTGCGCTTGAGATTGTTAGTCTTGCGATGGACGACGGAAGCGCGGGATTAAGTGGGAGAAAACGAGTTACAATTGAAATTCATGTGAGATATGCAGTTCCTAAAGAAGAGGGGTTCAAGATTCGCATGATGACAGAAGACTCGGGGAAGTTGATTGATACAATCAAAGGCCCTCAATATGATTTTAATACAACAGGGATCGTGTCAGTGATACCATTACAAGCAAGAGCTGAATTGATTACTGATGATACAGGTGAAACGCTTGGTCATCTCCTTGTTGTTCCTTTCGATTTGCTTTATTTGGAGGCATAAAAATGAGTGTTACACATAGAAGTTTAGGCGTTGCAGTTGAAACTGTATTCGGTTCATTGTCCACAGTTTCAAACCTTCCCGATAATTCGGGATATGGTTATATATCGATTCCTTGCGAACGTGATCCGATCTTAATTTATGGTGATATCGTAGCGAGTGAAAGAAATGATGCAAGAGATGGATCGTATCTTGTACCACCTGAGCCCGATACCGTTTGGAGTGGTGGAAATAGAGTTCGTCGAAGAACTGGACAAGTAAACTTGAGAGTTGACTTGACGACTATCGGATCAAGTCCAAGTAATTATAATACGAACTATTTAGGTATGCTTCTTGGCGCAGGATTCCTAACTCAAGTTAATGGTGTTGCAAGTGTTACCGCTTCAAGTGTTGCTGATGTTAATAATTTTGCAGGAGCAGGATATGCAGCAACTGATATCGGAACGTTGATCTCGTCAATCGTAAAGGGAGCTGTTGAGTATAGTGCGATCACTGAAGTTGATGGTACTGATATCAGTGTGTCACCTGCGTTCTCAGCAGGATTCACAGGCACTCCCACAGTTCGAGGGACTCAAACTTGGTATCCAGGATCGAGAACACAAACAGGAACACGAACTCACTCATTGACTTTCCGTGTTGATGGCGTGAACTTCAGATCATATGCATATGGCTGTGTGCTTGAAAGTATGGCCATCAGTCTTGATAATGGGCGCCTGATGGCTGACTTTACATATCAATCAGCATTAATTCAAGATGATCATATTAGTGCAGTCGGCCCAATTGAGCCAACATATAATGCAGGAGCTCCTCCTTTCTTCAGAAACTCATATGTTGTCATCAGTGGTGGATCACCCTCATCATTAACAAATGCAACATCAGCCGATGAACTTTCAAGAATCGCTGTCGACTGTGAAGACTTCTCATTGACTGTCACTAATACATTGACACCACTTGGGCATTCAGAATCAATCCTTGCAATGTCTGACATGGAGATCACTGATTTAAATGTCGAGTTGACTTTGACATTGTCGACTGTAAATACAACAATTGCGAATGATTATTTCAACAGAACTGTTCGTCAAGTGTTAGTAGGAACAGGCCCCTCAGCTGATGGTGAAGGTTGTGCAATCATGATTCCTGCTGCTCAACTTGCAAACGATCCGTCAAAATATGATATCAGTGGAAATGACATTGTTCGTCAGACTCTGACTTATAATCAATCTCGATATGCAGGAGATGTAAACAGTGGAGCGGCTTATGAATCAAATGCAGGATGTTCACCATTCAGAATTGCTTTAGGATTGTAATATGGCTATTAACTTTTTGACTTCGACAGAATCTACTTTTGACATTGTGATCAGTGCTGATAATTCAGTGACTTGTGACAGTGAGCAATATAATAAATATATGAACACTGGTGATATGAGTGTTCTTGAAGAAGTCAAAGAGGATGCTACGATATTCACAATTAAACCACTTGGCCCAAGTGAACGAGAGCAAGCAGAGATTCGAGCAGGTGCATACTCAAGATCTGAACTAGGTCGACTACTTTGGATTGAAGCACCAACTGACAAGAATGAGAAAGCTCGTTGGCATCATGCACTTCCAATTGATGAGCGCGAAGCATATGCAGATTATGAAGCATATATCTCTCGAGTATATATTGAAATGATTCGAGAGTCCCTCGTATCAATCAATGGAGAGCCATGTAATGTCGATATGATTCAAAGGATCAGACCGGACTCGATGAGAATTGCAACAATCACAGAATTAGTCTTGCACATTCAAAGATTATCGTTAGTCGGTGACTCGGGAAAATAGCTCTCGCCTCTTCCATATGGATTCCCTTCAGCAAGGGGAGGGGGTGGGATTGCTCACAATGTCAGTCGAACAAAGACTTGAGGCGACGACGTGGGAATTGTGGTGAGCCTTTCAAAGCAGGATTAAAGCAGGCTCAAAAAGATGAGCATGGATTATATATGCCAGGGTATCGAGTCGCCCCGAACTCAGGTGAAGGATACTCTGATCTTAAAATCAGATCTTGTCCAATTGCAGACATGAATCGAGTTGCTTCAATCATCACTAATTATAATCGAATCAAAACAGGATTGATTGAAATGAAAGACATCTATCCTCATCCAACATGTGCAATCATTGAAAGTCTTGAGATAATAGAATATAATCAAAATCAAATGATTGCACGTCAACACGAGCAACACATGAAGGAGTAATTCTCATGGCTAATGGTGGAACAATAGAGATTGATGTTGAGCTGACAGGGACGAGAGACATCAGAGAAGGATTCAGTGAAATCGGTAATGCAGGAAAAGCATTGACTGAGACAATGGGTGCGACCAATGAGAAGCTAGGAGAGGGACTGGCAGGTGTTGGAGAGTCTGTATTTGGACTTGTTGATTCATTTGGCGAGTTAAAAGCAGGAATAAAGAATGTCGGACAAGTTGGAGCAAAAGGTTTACTCGGTTTACTTGGGCCGATTGGGATGGTTGCAACGGCAGGATTTGCACTTTACGAAACATTTATGATGATAAGTGGAGCAGCTCAAGAAGCTGAGGAGAATCAATCGGCAATGGCTGCCGCAGCAGGTGACCTTCAAAGTAAACTCGAAGCCCTCGCTGAGAAAGGAGTGATTCCTGCAACAAAGGAAATGAAAGCTTTTGCATTGATGAATATCAAAGCTCAATTTGCAAAAGATAAGCTTCAGCAAGCTCAAGAGAAACTTTATAAAAGTTTTACTAAATTACATAAGGCAACTGAAGAAGTAAGAAAAGCGACCGAAAATCAAAACAAAGTCTTCAAAGAGCAACATGATGACCTTGACGCAATGACAGGAGCAACTCAAAGACTGACAAAAGCACAAAAGAATTTAGCAAAACAAAACAAAGCAGTGAGTGAAACATATGGGAAATTTAGTAAAGAACAAGAAGCAGTCTTAAAAGGAGAAAAGGATGCTGAAGACGTTTACAAAGGGCTTGAAGAAAGATCAGCCGATTTCTTAATTGGTAAAGTAAAAGAGAACGCTGAGAAGCTTAAGAGCTTAGTGCTTGCAGACTTAGAGACTAAAAAGTCTGAGGATCAATTCAAGTTGACTTCTGTTCAAATAGAAGCAAGCTGAAGGAAATAAAGAAAACGCTAAAGCTTTACTTGAGCAGAATCAGAGTTTAGAACTTGCAATCAAACTCGTTGATGAAAAGAGAGTTGCTAACAGAAGAGAAGTCTTTGAAACTCAAAAAGTAATAAATGAAATTAATGAGAAAAGAAAAGCAGCTTCAGAAAAGAGAGTTCAAGAAGCAAAGCAAATTGAGTCAGCTAGACAAGCTCAACTTCAAAAAGAAAGACAAGCAGACTTAAAGAGAATCGCTGAGAGTGCGAGAATAAAACAATTAATGATTGAGTCTGAAGAAGACTCCACATTAAAACAAATTAAGCTAGCAAGACACAGATACGACACAACAAAAGAACTTGCTAAGAACAATTTAAATCAACAACTCATCGCAAGACTTGCATTCGAGAATGAAGTTACAACAATAAATCGACAAGCTGAACAACAACGAATCCAAGAAGAAAGACAGATTGAAGATCAGCGTCGCTCCTTTGCGCTTGAAACAAGAGACTTCAACATTCAACAAATAGAAAATGAAACAGAACGAGAACTCGCAGCCTTGCAACTGAAGTATGATGAACGACTCAGACTTGCAAAAGACAATGAAATGCAAACCCGAGAATTGCAAAGACGACACACAATTGAAAGATTAAAAATTGTTAGTAGTGAAACCGATGAAATGAAATCAAAGTTCAAAAGTATGTTTGCAGATATGGGTAAAGGTTTTGCTGAAGCCGCAGTTGCTTCAATGCTCATGGGAGAGTCATTCAAAGATGGTATTGCCTTAGTTTTGCAAGGACTAGCAAAACAAGCGGGGGTTGAAGCATTAATGCAAACAGCCAAGGGAATCGCTTCTTTGTTTATTTTTCCTGCTGCTGCTTCAAATCACTTTGCTGCTGCAGGTGCTTTTGGTACTGCGGCCCTTGCTGCAGGTGCTGCTTCAAGTGCGCTCGGTGGTGGTGGAGGTGGTGGTGTTGGTGGAGGAGGTGGTGGTGGAGTCTCTCCAAGTGGATCTCCTCAAACTTCATCAATGATGCAACGTGAAGAAGCGACAAGTTCGAGCATGGTTTTTAATGTCAACTTTTCGGGTGCTGTTGTGTATGATACAAAAAGAGCAGCTGAACAAGCGTTGACTGATCGTGTTGTCAAGATCATGAGATCCAATCGAAGAGGAGCACCAAGAACATGAATCCATCTCCATCTCCTAACTTTGCTTTATTAGCAAGCACAGACTTTTCACAGATCAATAACAAGCCTCTTGTTCGTGGAGCAACCGCTGTGACTGGCACTTGGTCAGACAACTATGAAGACATGATCAGCTTTTTGAATGGTCGAGGTATGGCCAACGGAAAGAATCTGCCTGATGTTTTATTGTCTTCTTCTGACTTTGGAACCGATTGGCATATTGGAATTGATTCAAATGACAAGGTTGAGATCAGCTCGACTCATACATTTAAAATAAAATATAATGCTTCCTCTGGACTTATTAATTCAACTGACGTTCTTGGAATCGGAACAAGTTACATTCAATACAGTGGATCAGCAACAATCGGATCTCCTTTATTGGCGTACAAAGTGACAGCTCCTTCAGAATGGTTGAGAGGTGAAATCATATCATTCTCATATAATATAGAACAGGTCGGAGGGGGTGGAGCTTTTCTTTTTAACTTCTCAGGAGGGGTTCAAGATCTCATTGTTGCATGCCGTGAACGTGGGAATGGTGACATAGATGATCTTAACAGTGGAACACTTGAAGGAGCTGACATAACTGCAACCAGTGGAGACACTCGATGGTATATTGATAGCAATGGTCATGTTGTTAATTCAAGTATTGGAATCACTGCTTTGACTTGGAGTGATACATCATTCAGAGACTTCCTCGGATTCACTGGTGATGAGTCATCAACTTCGGTGAATGGGTATACTGTATTAACTGCAACTCATCCATGTGAAGCCGTCCTTGTTCCATCTCGACCGTACCAACAAAACCACATTAGCACAGAGAACGCATCTCAATCTCGTCGTAAGATTGGAGGAGGATATACAAGTAATTATGTTGGAACATATAACACGACTGTTCTTGGTTTTGATCTTGACGCTAATCTTGATCTGATAAACCTTTATCAACACTTCATTCACAAGTTTATTAATCATGCGTCCAAGGGCGAACGAGTAAACTTTTATCAAGTATGGGGAGACTCAAGACGTTCTTTGATATCATCTGATGTCAATGCTGATCAGCCGGCGCATGACTTGATTTATACAAGTTCGAGGAATGGGTTTGAAGGAAGGATTCGAGGTTGCATGATCACAACGGAATTCAATTTGATGTTCCCAAATAACATGAGAAGACGTGTACCAGTAAACATGAGAATCGAGCACTTAAATGAGTAACTCGTATAATGCAACAACAATTCTTTCTGATCCTGCTTCAACCGTCGCAGGAAGACAAGTCACATTCTCGACTCCTGAAAGAATGGCAAACGGCATCAACTTTGCTTTTGCAACTGGTAACTGTGAGAATGTAATCTCTCAAGCTTTTGCTGATCGTTGCTTCATAACAGATGCTTCTTCATATACTGAGATGGCTGAATGGAGAGTCCCTCTCGTATCATTGGATCATGATGAGATTGAATACATTGTCAATTATCGAACTCATGGATCGGGGTCGGGTTGTAATATTCGATTTACGATTGATGTCAATGGAACAACTGTCACGTCAATCTTGAGTCTGAGTTCGACAACAAATGCATTTGCAAATAATAATGCTGTCATTACTTTTCCCGCCGGTAATCATTACTATGCAACGGTCACGATGGAGATTGAAACTGGATCAGGTGCAGAGGTCGAGATCTTTTCAGTTATGGGATACTTCAAAAGGATTATCTCACCGATACCAGTCGGACAAAAGAATCAATATGATGCATTAACTTTCATAACTCCATTTGGAACAACTCGAACGACTGTCAATAATGCATTCACTTCTCGTTTTGCTCACAACATGATTGATAATATTGAAGAGTTAAGAAAGCGTTTTAGATCGTTGCTGAGTTGGTCGGGAGTATACAGTACAAGCTCGACACTTTATCCGAATGCTGAAGACGCTGCCACAAGTCAGATATATATTGGAGTCGGTGACATCAATTCTCTTTTTGCTTATCCATTGTTACCAAGTGGATTTGAGAACTTGAGCTTTGACAAGTTGGAGCTTCATGTCAAAGCGATTGGAGATGTTGACTTCACATTCTTTGGTCAATCACTCAGCATCAATCAAGCGAGTGATACGACAATCAGTTGGACAATCTTTGACTTAGAGATCGACAATGGAGAACTCTCAGTTGTTGGAGATACAAGACTTCCATACTATCAAACGACCTTTGACGCAACGAATGAGAATCAAGACAATCTTGTGTCACTTTCAAACGCTCGAGCGCAAAGGTATCCTCCTGCTGTCAGTGGTGTACAAAATACAGCAAATACAATCATTGCATTGACGCTGATCGGAGTATGATATGTTAATCTCAACGGCTCTCAGTTTACTTCCTCAAAAGTCATCATGTAACAATGGTCAAGTGCTTTTCGGTTCAGCAGTCTCATCGATGTCGAATGCATTGAATCAATTAAATTATGTTAAATTCTTAAATCGAACTAACTATCCAATTATGAGATCTGCTTATTCATATGCTCATATCGTCAACGGTCGAAATTATATGAATACAAGGATCGCTGAATCCGATGGGCGAATCAATAAGGGATACACTGAGAGTCACAAGTTGATCTCAGCAACTCGGCTTGTGTCTGACTGGATCGGAATCATTGCACAATATGAAAGCGGCACCACTGGACAAGATGCAGGTAGTTCAGAGTTCTCTCCAGTGATTGACATTGAAATAGGATTACTTATTGATTCGGGCTCGGGATACTCACAAGTCGCCGTTGTCGATTATGGTATTCGATTTAACTCAGCAGATAGCATGCTGCTTACTTCAGAAACTTCAACTCAATACTCTCAAAACTTTATGATTGATTCAGGTTATATTATACCCTCAGCCATTCCAACGAATGTGAGTCCTGAAGCTCCACGTCCTTTATACATTCCGAATACTGTTGGATCATATCAAGCGAGAGGGGAGAGAATGGTTTTTAATATCTCATGCTCTGATTGCAAGCTTAAATCATTCACAACATTTGATCTTTATCGAGCGGATTTATCATGAGTATAACAAGAGATGAAGGTCGTCGAGTCTTTGCGCTTGAGATCGCAGGATTGAAATATCGATATCATTCAATCAATCCTCCTTCAAGTAGCAATCTTAATTCAAATATTGTTGCTGGTATTGCTTATAATGATAGTCAATCCATTGTTTCAATTGGATCTTTTAATAGTTCCATTGATCCAGTTGGAGGCGTTGCAGAATATGGAGCTACATCAATTGAGCTATCCATATTAAAGAACAATCTTGAAAGTGATCCTGGTGTTGTATTTGGCAGAATTGGAAAGAGATCTGATAATGTCACAAGAGCGAATCTTGAAACCGACATCACATTTGATTCACTACCTCAAACGATCAATCTTGATTCTGATCTTTCTGCTTTGTCAGTTCCTCGACTTATGCACATAGGAGCTGAGACTTTTAAAGTCACTGCTTTTACATCAACTAACATGACAATCTCGAATCGTGGGGTCGGTGATAGTCAACTTCAATCTCATAGGATCGATGCTCAAACCTCATCGATTCCTTTTGTAGAAGATGAGATCACGATCTTTCGAGGAAGACGTTGCAAGCTATATGTTGCAAGTCAAGATTCAATCGGTACCGTTGGAGATTACACTTGTATCATTAACGGCTTCATCGAATCCTCTCCTTATGTTGAAGATGGATCAACTATCAATCTTTCAATTATTCCTTTGACGGCTTTACTTGATACTGAATTAAGTGATCAGAAAGGCTCCTCCTCATTCCTCCTCCATGATCATCATTACTTCTTTAAGAATAAGTCTGATGTCTTCGAGTTTGGATCAGCATTTCGAAACGACTATATCCTTCAATTGACGAATGCAGTTCAAAACCCAATTGATAATACAAAGACCGACGTTGATATTTTATATCCAGGCATACCGCTTCAAGAGATTTATGATGCTAGCTTGTCCAATGGACAAGATGCTCAAGCTACTTTATGCCATCCACGTTATCCAATGATAATCACGACTACAGGATTAAAAATTTATCCTGTGACTTTGGCAACGGCAGGATCAACTCAAAGAGTCACTGTCACTCATGCAGTCACTGGATCGACAACACAAGCCGACTTAATTAATGCAGTGAATGTCATCGGTAATCTTGTTGCTAAGATTGAGAATAGAGGAGAGATAAAACGCTTTCAACTTGCAAGTGATTCTCTTGAAGATTGGCCGGCCGTTATTAATACGGCTCTCAATAATATTACGACTCATACTGGCGTGAACGGTGCATTCAGTAACTTCAAGATTCGAGGTGATCAAGTTCGTGCTGTGACACTTTCAGACCATCGAGCATGGACACCACATGAAGGAAGAATTCATCTTTGGTATTCATCAGCATGGTATCAATCAAGCCCAAATTATAGGTATGCATATTGGAGAACTTCGAATCTTGAAATAAGATCAAGATTGTCCAACGGTCGTCGAGTGTTTTATCCCTTGGACTTTTGGAATGATGGAAGCAAGCCTAACTATGCTGGAAATAGTACTCTTGTAAAAACCATTGAGTTCCCAAATCAAAGGTCAACTTCTTCATTTATTAATGTGAATATATCACCGGCATATAAGCAAGCCAATGAGCCTGGTATACTTTGCGAGAGTTCTTTGAATCTTCCAACTTCATTGACTGCTGATGTGTATTATGGAATTCAAGTTGAAACATTTGATTATGCTGAAGATAGGTCAAAGACTTTATACTTCCAAGCGACACATGAGGAAGCATTGTCAACTGGCTTCTTGATTCACTTAAGACGATTCAGAGAGAATGAGAGCCAAGGTCATTTCGGTGACTGGAACGGACAAGAGAGAACGATTGTCAAGCGTGGTGTGACTGAATACTTTGTGTCACCAGGTGAGATGATGTTGAAGATCCTTCAAAGTGGTGGAGGTGGTAACAATGGAACTTATGACACACTTGGATTCGGTCTTTCAATTCATGAAGATGATATCGATGTTGATTCATTCTTGAACAATGGTAGCCGTCAAATAGAGTGGTTAAGCCGTGGGTTTTCAGTTGATGACTTCAACCCTCGAGACTTCTTTGATTCATTGCTCAAATCCATCGGTTGCATTCTTATCATGAAGCGAAGTTCTTCAGGTCTTCCAAGAATCACACTTGAATCGATTGGAACTGAAGCCGAGCAATTTGTTTCAGCAATTATAAATGAGGGAGATTGGTTGACTGATCCATCTCCAACATGGTCAATCTATGAAGATATCGTCACACAATGCGAGATTAAATTCGATTGGGATAATGATCAGAACAAATTCTTGGAACATGTGATATTCAACAATCAAGAATCGATCAATCGGTATGGTGGAGAAAAGAGCAAGACATCAATCGAACTGTACGGACTTAACTCAATTGATGTTGGATCGGGTGCTGGTGATGCATTCAATTACTTCCTCCCCATTGCTTCAAGAGTATTTAATGTCTTATCTGATCCAATGAGATTATGGAACGGATCAATCGGAACAGGTAAATCGATCTTTCTTGAAGTTGGATCATACGTCAAATGCTCCTCTCCACATCTCAAAGACTTGGGAGATTCATATGGAGTCACTGACAAGATTGGAATGATAAAGTCCATCAATCAAGAACTCATGAGCGAAGGTTGTGAGCTTGAGATTGTCAGAACAGGAATCAGCGTTGTCAATTGGAACTCAACATTGAAAGTGACTTTTGTTACATCAACAACATCACTCACAGTATCAACAAATACTTTTAGCAGTGATGACACTTCATTCTTTGCCGTTGATGATGTCGTTGACTTCCTTCCTTTTGGAAATGAAGATGGAGCAATCACAGGATTGACAATTCAATCAATCGTCGGGGCCGTTGTGACATTCACTGGAGCTCATGGAGTATCAACATTGGGAACACTTGAACCAACAATATATACAAGTGCATCAGCAGATCATCAGCAAGACGCTTATCTTGCAAGTGCTGCCGGTGTCCTTGGATCATCAGATCAAGCACAGGAGTATGCATGAAAACGACGAAAGCAGAATTGAGTAAGCAAGTTCAGAATCTTGAAGAAGAAGTTCGAAGACTGAAAAGAGATGTTAGTCATCTTCAACTTGATATCACTCCTTTGAAGTATGTCGACAAGTCTTTTGATCATACTTCAAAACCGACTTATCATGTGAGAGAAGTTATTCAGAGAGCGTGTGATGAATGGAAATTGAACGTCACTGAACCAGGTCTTGGTGGTGACTCCTCAAGAATCAATCTATATATTAAATCGAGAGAGGGAATCGGTTGGACTTGGGAAGATGATTATACAAAGAATGGTCAGTTTGCGTGGTGTGGAGCTTTCGCGGCGTTCTGCTATACAAAAGTTCAGTTCAATATTAAGCAAAAGATATTCCCTTCATGTTATCGAATGTATTCAAATTGGGGAGGTACTTCTCGAAAAGTTGCTGAAGTAATGAAAGGAGATATCGTTGTTGTTTATACCTCGAGCGCAAAGACTCCAGATTATGGTAATCATATTACTATCGCTTTAAGTTCTCCTGATGATGAAGGGAACTTTGAAACAATTGAAGGCAATGCAAAAGGCGAGGGGCCAACTGGAGAGTGGAGAGAGGGAGTCATCAAGCGTCAAAGAAGTATCTTTGATGTTGCTCACATTTACAGATTAAACGATGGAGACTATGATGAGTAAACTAATTAAAGCATTTGGCGGTCGAAAGTCCTTCATGTTTCTTGTAACATTAATCACAGTCTGCACGTTGTCGGCATTCAACAAAGCATCAACTGAAGTCCTCGGGCTTATTGATACTTTATATCTTGTTTATGCCGGATCAAACGTCGTTGCAAAAAAGAAAGAGAAAACGAATGAGTAATAAACTAGCAGTTCAAAATCCTATATCAGCAGGTCAAATCATCGGGGCTTATAATGCTTCAAGTGTCAGTGATACCGATTGGCACTCTTTGACAAGTGCTGACTTCTATGATCCGACATTAGGAACTCAGCTTGATGCATCTTTAAATTTTGCATATTTGGGAGCTGTATCATCAAATACAACGACAGTCTCTTATGTTAAATTAAGAGCTGCGGCAGGTGCAGGAGATGGTGTGACTAATAGTGATGGAGTGATCCCTTTACTATAGTGATGGAGTGATCCCTTTACTCTCATCATATTCAGTTGATAGTCAAGCCCTCGCATCTTCTAACATTACTAGCATTGCATACAAGAAAGCTGACTCATCAGATTCTTTCGTGTTGTATTGTGGATTCAATCGAGGTTAATTATGAGTATTAAATTTGAATCATTCAAAGGAACGGGCGGCGGTGCTGTTACTGGTGGACTTGTTTATAAAGGTTCATACAATGCAACCACATCAAGCCCTTCCTTAGTCACAGCAAAAAAAGGTGACTTCTATATTGTATCAGTCGCCGGCACGTTGGCAGGTATTACATTAAATGTCGGTGATCACATTGTGTTCAATCAAGATGCTGCTAATCCTGTAACATCTGCCATGTTTGATACAATTGATAATACGGATGCAGTCGCAAGCGTCAACAGTCAAACAGGTGTTGTAGTTTTAAACGCTGCTAATGTTGGAGCTTTAGCAATAACATCAAATCTAAGTGATCTTAATAATGCAGTGACAGCAAGAACAAATCTTGGACTTGGCACAGCGGCAGTCAAAGACCACGGAACGACGAACGGTGATCTTGTCTTACTCGATGCCGTTGGACTTCCTGCCGTTGATGGTTCTCAACTTACAGGGATCACAGCGACAGACAATACTAAGCTAGCCATATTAAATAATTTAAGTGATTTGACAAGTGCTACTTCAGGACGATTAAATCTTGGTCTTGGAACAGCGGCAGTCAAAGACCACGGAACGACGAACGGTGATCTTGTCTTACTCGATGCCGTTGGGCTTCCTGCTGTCGATGGTTCTCAGCTAACAGGGGTTACAGGAACGGACGCAACGAAGCTCGCTATTGCTAATAACCTAAGTGATCTGAATAATGCAGGTACAGCAAGAACAAACCTTGGTCTTGGTACAGCGGCAGTTAAGAATCACGGAACGACCAACGGTGATCTTGTTATTCTCGATGCAACTGGTCTTCCTGCTGTAGATGGATCACAGCTTACAGGTGTTACAGGAACGGACGCAACGAAGCTCGCTATTGCTAACAACTTAAGCGATCTGAATAATGCAGGTACAGCAAGAACGAATCTTGGTCTTGGTACAGCGGCAGTTAAGAATCACGGAACGACGAATGGTGATCTTGTTATTCTCGATGCAACTGGTCTTCCTGCTGTAGATGGATCACAACTTACAGGTGTTACAGGAACGGACGCAACGAAGCTCGCTATTGCTAACAATCTCAGTGATCTGAATAACGCAGTGACAGCAAGAACCAACTTGGGTCTTGGTACTGCGGCAGTTAAAGACCACGGAACGACGAACGGCGATCTTGTCTTACTCGACGCGACTGGTCTTCCTGCTGTAGATGGATCACAGCTTACAGGGATCACAGCGACAGACTCTAGTAAACTCGCTATTGCTAACAACTTAAGCGATCTGAATAATGCAGTGACAGCAAGAACAAACCTTGGACTTGGCACAGCGGCAGTTAAAGACCATGGAACCTCAAACGGTGATCTTGTTCTTCTTGACGCGACTGGTCTTCCTGCTGTAGATGGTTCGTAATTGACAGGCATCACAGCGACAGACTCTAGTAAACTAGCTATTGCTAATAACTTAAGCGATCTTAATAATGCAGGCACAGCGAGAACCAACTTGGGTCTTGGTACTGCAGCAGTTAAGAATCATGGAACATCAAACGGAGATCTTGTTCTTCTTGATGCGACTGGGCTTCCTGCTGTCGATGGTTCTCAGCTAACAGGGGTCACAGCGACAGACTCTAGTAAACTAGCTATTGCTAATAATCTAAGTGATCTGAACAATGCAGTGACAGCGAGAACGAATCTTGGACTTGGAACTGCGGCAGTCAAGAATCATGGAACGGCAAACGGTGATCTTGTCTTACTCGACGCGACTGGACTTCCTGCCGTTGACGGTTCACAACTCACAGGGATCACAGCGACAGACTCTAGTAAGCTAGCCATTGCTAACAACTTAAGTGATTTAAATAATGCAGGTACAGCAAGAACGAACCTTGGACTTGGTACAGCGGCAGTCAAAGATCACGGAACATCAAACGGAGATCTTGTTTTACTTGATGCAACCGGTCTTCCTGCGGTTAATGGTTCACAAGTTACAAACATCTCATTTGATATTGTCAATGATACATCTCCTCAATTGGGTGGTTCTCTTGATGTCAATGGTCAAGATATTGTAAGCGTATCTAACGGTGCGATTGAACTCGCTCCTGATGGAACTGGCAAAGTCACAAT